CAATTTCATTATGTATTAGAGAAAAAGCTCACAAGACTAATAAATGCAGATCTTCGTGAAGACGCTGACCGGCAAGACGATCACCCTCGAGGTTGAATCAGCTGATTCAATCGCGGCGGTAAAGGCTAAAATTTCCGACAAGGAGGGAATCCCTCCAGATCAACAGCGTCTGATTTTTGCAGGCAAGCAGTTGGAGGCTGACCGGACGCTCGCAGACTACAATATCCAACGCGAGTCGACTCTCCATTTAGTTCTGAGATTGCGTGGAGGCCACTAGACCTCTTCGTTGGGTGGAGTCGAACTCTCGATCGACGGGTGATCTAGGGCGTCGTGACGCAGGCGGCCCCATAGGGTTCCTGGGCGGGGCCGCGCAATTTCAAACGTCCGCGGGCTCCCGCCCTCGACGGATGCTCTGGGCGTCATGAGGGACGCGGCGATGCTCGCGAGCGATCCTGGTTTTGGCAGGCGGCTAGGGGGCTTCAGGGCCAAAAAGTTCTCCAGACCTTTTTCAAGGGGATTTCCCGCTTCTATGGTCGAGTTGAACTCTGTGAAGCACTCGTTCAGGAACGCGACACCCTCTGTGACGCGCTGGGCCCTGTCGATGCTGAGCTCCTTGGCGATTTTGAGAGCGATCCGCTTCACGTGGATTGATGAGTTGAGAGCCTTTGTCATTTTTTCGTTCAATTTCATGTACAGCTGAATCGAGCCTAGAACGCCCGTTCCAGCAGACAGAACGGCGTTGAGAATACTCACCATATTCTGTTCGACAAACTGACCAAGTGAAATGGCGGTCAGTGCGTTGATGGATGATATGACCAGTATAGGGATGTTGAAACGTGATGATAGTCCGTTGTAGTATGTAAACTCTTTCGAATAGTGCTTTTGCATATAGTTGCACTGCTCTTCGAGCTTTCGGAGAAAGGCTTCTTCTTTATCGTGCCACTCGTCTTCCTTCATACTTGGGGCTGAGAAATTAGCACGCACTCGACCTCGGCCTCGCCGGCGACGCACGGGAAGTTCACCAGGTATCCCGACTCGAGGCCCGTGAGACGGCCGTAATTACGCACCTGGTTCCTGAACTCATCCTTGAGGCGTGGGACCGACTTGAGTTCGACGATCGTCCGGCCATCCACGATCAGGTCGGCCCGTAGGTTGCCGATCGTGTGGCCTTCGTAAATCACGGGAAGAATTTTTTCAGTCTCGTACTGGATACCGGCCAAGCGGAGCTCCACCTCAAAGGCGTTATGGTAGACGCGCTCACTGTACCCCGGTCCCAACTTTTCAAAAATTTTTTTAGAAATGTTTTTCAAAAACTCTTCCATCTGGAGTGAAGACGGGTAGAGTCTCTAGATGGAAAATTTCCGAGTCTCTAGTAGATGGTGCCCGTGTGGAAGATCTATAGTTATTGGTCGACTGCCATGGCGGCCCTGTGGCTCGTGGGCCTTCTACCCTTCTCACCCTTGGCGTCGTGCGTGGCGACCCTCACAGGGAGTATATTTTTCGTAATGGCCGGGGGTACACTTTTCCGACCGATCGGCATTTTCATAGTGGCGACCCATATCGTGCCGGTCATCCTCCTCCGGAAAACTGAAATGAATATTTTTAAAAACTTTTTGATTTTCGGGGTTTACAACTTGGCGCTACTCGCCGCCGGTACGAACTTCAAGGAGGTCTATGAGCAAGTTTTTCGGGAAAATCCTAGGACCATCCGCGAGTACCTTAGTCAGAGGGGGCTCGTCTGAAAGAAAATATCACGTCATAACAATGAACTCGACCGCGAACCTAGAGAACAATCTTCGCGCGATCATGGCTCGCCCCGTGGCAAGGTGAGAGCGCGCATCCTGGAGATATTGGAAATTTTGTGGAAAAGAAACAACTCTAATAAAAAACTCGTGAATGGCGTGATGAACGTCCTCCTCTCGCGAACCACCCCCCTCTCTAGAAGAACGCCATTCGAGAAATTCGCGAACCATGTTCTTGATGTGACTAGACATAATCAAAATGTTAATGTAAATATTAATAAACGTAGCGTTACAGTCTCGTATGGAAATAAATCCAAAAATAGAGATTATTCGTATGTAAGATTCATTCCATCCGCTGACAGGCGCGGCGCCTATCTAAATTTTGGGCGTACAGGAAATAATCGTAGAGGACGGGGTGAGGGGACTCGTTTGCGCAAGTACGGGGTGAACGCGGCCATCGCCGCCGGTGTACCGCTGTATCAGTACGGCGTCAACGTAGATGGGCTTCTTGAAAATAATAGCGCAATGCCTATATCAACGGTTATAATGAGAAAACTTGGTGCAGTATCCGTAAAGAAAATTCCAGGATATTCGGCGACCAACACTAAATGGGCTTCTATGGTCAGGGCCCATCCTTATAAAACTAGAACGGCACCGAGTGCAAGGCGGTGAAACATGTTCTGTGAACACCGGTGTTCCGCCGCCTTGCGTACTCCACACCAAACACAAACATGGCTCTCCAGATACTCAAGCGCCTCGAGGCCACTACCAGCCGTCTTGAGAAGGAGGATATCCTCGGTGAGCACGCCGACGACCCCGTTCTCAAGTCTGCTTTCCGCCTGGCTCTTGACCCGCTCGTAAATTTCTATATTAAAAAGGTTCCCGAGCCCGACGCGTCCGGGGGGCAGCGGGTGACGCTCGAGTGCGCGTTCAGTGAGCTCGAGACCAAGCTGTGCTCGCGTATACTGCGCGGCCACGACGCCCGTGACCACTTGGTGTGGCTTCTTGGCGTGCTCTCCAAGGACGACCAAGAGGTCCTTCGTCGCGTCATAGGCCGCAACCTCAAGTGCGGTGTGAGCGACGCGACGGTCGAAAAGATCTGGCCCGACCTCAAGCTCTCGTACCCGTGCATGCTGGTCAGCCCCTTGAACGAAAAAACAAAAATTAAATTTCCGTGCTTGGCCCAGACCAAGATGGACGGTATGCGCTTCAACGCCATCTGTGAGAAGGGTCAGGTGTCGTATCGCACACGTGCGGGCAAGGAGCTCCACCTCTTTGGGGCCCTCGACGACGACGTGCGGTACTGGGCGGGGCTGCTAGACTGTGTGCTTGATGGCGAGCTGCTCATGACGGAGTTGGATGGCCGCCTCATGGACCGCAAGACGGGCAACGGCCTCCTGACCAAGTTCCAGAAGGGCACGGGCACCCCCGAGCTTGCGACGCAGATCCGCGCAGTCGTATGGGACCTCATCCCTCTCGACTTTTTCCGCACGGGCAAGTGCCTCCTGTCCTACGAAGAGCGCTTGAAGCTGCTCGGTACCGAGAGCCACGGGCACGTCAACGCTGCGCACACGTACACCATGCGCTCTATGGAGGAGGCGCAGGAGCTCTACCAGCAAAAGCTCTCAGAAGGCGAGGAGGGTCTGGTCCTCAAGGATCCCCGGGGTCCGTGGGAAGACAAGCGGGTCAAGCACCAGGTCAAGATGAAGGCGGAGCTCGAGGCGGACCTGCGCGTCACGGGGGTCGTGCCGGGGACGGGCAAGTACAAGGGCAAAATTGGCTCGCTGATGGTCGAGTCGGTGGATGGCGTCGTGAAGTCGGCGGTGGGCACGGGCCTCGATGACGAGGAGCGGTCGTGCGACCCTTCGGTTTTCATCGGCCAGATCGTGTCCGTCAAGTATAACGCGCTCATCGAGGACAAGAAGACGGGTCAGAAGTCGCTGTTCCTGCCGGTCTTTGTGGAGATCCGTGACGATAAGAAGGAGGCTGATGTTCTCTAATAACTTTCCCTGTATAGAGTAATGAACGTGGGCCTCGGCCAGACGGGACCCACGTGTTGGTTCAACTCGTCTCTGAACATGTTTCTGACGTCGGACAACGGCCTAAAGATCCTGTGGCACAAGCTTCAGGAGACCTTGCCAAAGCTAAAACCCAGAGAGAGGGCTTATTTCAATTCAAATATCAACGCTCCATGCCCGTACAAGGGCTCCGTCAAGAAGACGAGCGCCATTTATTTCTGGAAATTTCTGAACCAGTACATATGCGCGGTGGGAGGTCCAGGGCGGCTCATTCCCAAGTCGGGCCTGAATGCATACCTGACGAAGAACATCAAGTGGCGCCTCAACGCCACTAAAGAATCCAAAGGCACGAGTGGCGCTCACCCATCTTT